AATCTGGTTATGGTAGTTCAGCGTTTTGGAATACTAAAAGAACTAATAATAATGGTAGATGGGGAATAGGTAGCAAATATAAATTTAGAGAATTTATATATAATCCAGCTGTAAAAGAAGAAAAGAAACCTGAACCTAAACCAGAACCACCTAAACCAGAACCAAAACCTGTACCAAAATTAAAAGTTGGAGATAAAGTTAAAATAATTGGTAAAGGTAATGGAAGCTCATATGGTGATTCTAATACTGCTGGAGGAATAGGTTGGGAAAGATATATTACAAAAATATATGAAGGTAGACCATTCCCATACCAAGTAGGTAATAAAGGAAAAACAGACTCATTAAATACTACTGGTTTTTATGCAGAATCAGCATTAAAAAAATTATAGTATGTACATAATATGTTGAATGTAATATAATATATTTATCGGTTGGTACCCGGTATAAACAAATACTAAAGTTTAGTATTATTGCTCTAACGTATATTTGAGCAAGCCCGCGTTCGACAATTGTCGGCACTAACTCTATATATA